CCCAAATTTCTGCGCGCTCGGGTTGCAGGGGTGGGGGGGTCGAAACGGGGATAAGTGCTGACTTCCTGGCGCCCCAAGATGAAGCCGGCCGAGCTCGAGCTGTTGGGCGCCGCGCTTGCCCGTGCGCACGCCCTCGAACCTGTGGCATCGGCGCAACTGAGGTGGCCGCTGGCAGAATCGTGGCAGGCCGGATGCCGTTCGGGCTGAAGCGGGAAGCGAAAAGGAGCCAGTCGTTGAAGTCTGGGGGCATTTATGGGGGCATTCCCCGGAAGCTCTGCCGCGAAAACCCGCATGAATGCTTGCTTTCCTGGCTTCTTCCGGCTCCCTCCGACTCCGCCAGAAGATGATTTGCCGAGCTTCACTGAAGTCCGGTTTTACCTAGAGAAAGCCCCGCCCGCCGGGGCTTTTTTGTTGTCTGAGCTTCACTGAGCTTCTTTGACATCCGGCCCTGTTTGGGGGCATTCTTGGGGGCAGCGGCGGGTTACGGCTGGGGGCATCTTCCCCGGGGCCCGTCGAAGGACCCGAATCGATGGCCCTTACCGACACCGAATGCCGCAATGCCAAGTGCCCCGAGGGCCGGCCCTATCTGCGCCTGGCCGACTCCGGAGGTCTCTACCTGGAAGTGACCGCCAGCGGCTCGAAGCTGTGGCGCTGGAAGTTTCGCCACGCCGGCAAGGAAAAGCGGTTGGCGCTGGGGATATACCCAGCGGTTCCGCTGGCTAGCCGGGCGGATGCACCGGCTCCTGGGGGCATCGTGAAGGGGGCACGGCAACTGCGGGACGAGGCGCGGGCGCTGCTGCTGGCCGGCACCGACCCAGGGGAAGCCCGCAAGGACGCCAAGCGGGCACTCATGGCGAGCGCAGAAACTGCCTTCGAGCCCGTGGCCCGCACCTGGTGGGCGGCGTGGAAGGCAACCAAGACCGCCCGCTATGCCGACCACGTGATGAGCCGGCTCGAGGCCGATGTCTTCCCCGAGCTGGGGCATCGGCCCGTGGCCACGCTGACGGCGGCGCACTTCATCGCCATGTCGAAGAAGATCGAAACCCGAGGCGCGGCCGAGCTGGCGCGGCGCAGCCTTCAGAGCTGTGGGCTTGTCATGCGCTGGGCCGTGGCGCACAACCTGGCCGACCGCAACCCGGTGCAGGACGTGCGGCCGGCCGACTTCCTGAAGCCCCGCACGGTGCAGAACTTCGCCCGGGTGGGCGCGGCCGAGCTGCCCGACCTGCTGCGCAAGATGGCAGGCTATGAGGGCGCGATCGCCACCCGTGCGGCGCTGGCGCTGATGTCCCTTACCTTCGTTCGCACATCGGAGCTGATCGAAGCCCGGTGGCAAGAATTCGACCTTGAAGCGGCGGAATGGACCATCCCGCCCGAGCGCACCGGCCGCAAGGGGGCGCAGGGCAAGCGAAGGCAGCACATCGTGCCGCTGAGCCGGCAAGCCCTCGAAGTGCTGGGCACGCTGCAGGTCAGCCGGGGCGCTGACCGCTGCACGGGCGCGGCACTGCTGTTCCCTGGTGAGCGCGACCATGACAAGCCGATGAGCAACGGGACGATCCTCATGGCCCTCAAGCGCATGGGCTACGCCGGCCGGATGACCGGGCACGGCTTCCGGGGTATCGCTTCCACGGCGCTGAACGAGATGGGTTATCGGTGGGACGTGATCGAGGCCCAGCTGTCGCACGTCGAAGGGAACAAGGTTCGGGCCGCCTACAACCATGCACAGTATCTGGATGAGCGGCGCGAACTCATGCAGGGCTGGGCTACGTACCTCGACGCGGTGCGCCAGTCCGGGAAGGTAATCCCCTTTCGCCAAGCCCGGCCGGCGAAGGTGGCGGCATGAGCAGCGAGAACCCCTCGAAGGCCCTCAAGGGCGAGGAACGCCCGACCGGCGAGAAACACAGTGCGGAACGTACGGAAAGCACGGAAACCAGGAGCGGCGAGGCTTCTGAGGCAGGCGAGGCGTACGGAAGGAATACGGAAGAATTACGGAAACTCTCTTTCATCTTTCCCACCCCATCAGATATGTCCTGTAGCCCCAACCCCTCAGCCTCTGCCCCTCGCCTGGTGCGAAGGACCTGTCAAAAATTGCGCGAAGTGACTCCGGCCACCACGGCCCGACCTGGCGGCGACGGGCTTGGCGCCGTCGGGCTTGTGTCGATCGAATCCGTCGAGGGTTACTGGTCGGCTACAGGCACCCGGGCCGCATTGCTTGCTGCAGGCCTGTGCACCCCAGCTCACTTCCCGCAGGCACGCAAGCGGGTGGCCAATGGCAAGCTCGCCGATGGCAGCTGGTGGACGCTCAGGTTGATGAGCAAAGGCCAGTGTCGGCTCTGTGTTTCTCGGAGCGCTAAGGACCGCGAGCTTTTCAACAGTCAAGCAAGGGCTCGCGCAGAGCAAGCCTTGAAAGTGAATCTGCGTGCGCTGGCTCAGCTAACGGGTCCCGAACCATGGCGAGTGCGTTCGCTCGAATCTCTGGCGACGTATGGCGGCTTTCTTCGCCTCCAGGTGACCGGTCAATGGTCTGGCGGTGTGGGTTTCCGACTGTCTGACCGGGCCCTGCGCGATTTCGATGCAATGGTCCGCCGGCTTGAGCTGCTGATTTCAAGCGCAGAGGTGGTGCCCGACCATCCGGATACAGCCGAACCCGCCGGAACGGCGCAGGACGAGCAGCTGCCGCGACTTCGTGCCCCTCTGCACCTGGTGAGCAATAGGCCATGACGGGCCACAACTTCAACCCGGCGCTGACCCGTGAAATGCGCCGTGCCGTGTGTGTGCATGAGGCGGGGCACGCGGTGATGTTCGCCCTAGGCGGGGCATGGGTCTATCGCGTGGCCGTGGCGCCCGAGGGCGCGACCGAATGGTCGGCGTTGGGGCGCAAGGGTGCCCACCTGGCCGACCTCTGGGGCGTGTGCTGTCCCTCAGATAGTCCGGGGTTCCGGTACGTGCATTGGGATGAGGAATCCGGCGATTGGGGCGCCGACCTAGCAAGCTTCCTGCGCATTCAAAACTTTCTTGAAGAACAACACCCGGGCAGCAAGCGCGAGGGGTGGCGGCAGGTTCGGGCGCATGTTTGCGGTTCGCTGGGCGGCCCTGCTGCCGAACAGATTCACGATGGGGTGGCCCCGTGGCTTGACTCCTGCGGCGAAAGCAGCGATGGATTTGACGACGCGAAAAACGCCCAAGCCCATGCTTGGCTGCTGCCGTGGCGCGGCGAACTCGAACACCCTCGCACCCTCACCGTGCAGACACTGAAGCGCCCCGAAGTATGGGCGCTGGTGATCCGCTTGGCTGACGCCCTGGAACTGGCCGGCGACATGGAAAACCTGACCGGCTTCCTGCCCGCGCCTGTCGAGAACTGGGCACCCTCCCTCCGCGCCCGGCGACCCGTGCCTTTTGCTGTGGCCCTGATGACCCAATCCGCATCCGAAGGAACTGCCCATGTCTGACGCTTGGCGCTTTGCCGGCCCGGCCGGATCTGGAGCCGTCGGCCTGCAGCGCTTCGACCTGGTCAGAGCTGGGTAGGTGCAGATTCCATAGAACAGATTTCGCCACGCCTAGCCCGAGGTTGATCCCCGAGGGCGAAAACCGGTTCCCTCCCCGGCTGGCGTGGCGATCCTCACGGGGGCGCATTCGAGGGGGTGCGTATGTACGAAGATGGCAAAGCCGTGCTGATTCAGCGTGTGAGAGCCATGGTCGAAAGTGTTTGGGCTCCCACCTGCGAGCGCAAGCAGGCACAGGCCATATCGGAAAAGCTGCGCGGGCTGGTCGACCTGCTTGACGGGCATGGAGTGGTCCAGTTCGACATCGAGCAGGCCCACGATGCGCCTTTGCCGGAGGAGTGCGGGCAGGATGGTTACCCCATCCCTGCGCCTGCTGTGGGGTGCTCCTACAAGGCCACGTTGATGCACATGCGGGCCCTGGCTGCAACGGCCGAAGGCGTTGCCGATTCTTTGCCAAGCGCGCAGCAGAAACACGCTGCGCCCTTCGCGGCACTCGTGTTTTTGCACCTGCGATACCGCCATGGGTACCCGCGGCCGCCCCTGCATGACGGTTCTGATGAGGTTTGTGAGTTGAAAAGGATCTTGAGCTCAGCTGGCATCGAGCTTTCGAACGAAAGGGTGCGCGGGCTGCTGTCCAAGGCTCGTCAGGAGTTTGATCCGAACTTCTTCCCTTATCACGACGACGGGCTTCTGGGGTAGGTTAACTTCGTAGGCTTGTGGGCCGCTAAAACTCGACCTAGCCCACCGCCCCGAAGACTTTCAGCATCGGGACTCCAATCCAACGGAGTCTCCCTTGACCTACTTAACTTCACTGAGCCACGCGTCGTATTCCTCGGCGGCCCCTTTGAGGGGTTTTCGATGAACGGCGACCACAAATCCAGCGAAGGCGCGACGCCTGCCCCTGGATCTCACCAGTTCGTGCGCATGGCCGAACTTGAACGCCGAATCTCACTCAAGAAATCGCAAATCTGGAAGCTGATCCGTGAGGGTCGATTCCCAGCCCCCGTCAAGGAAGGCCGCTCTTCCCTCTTCATCCTCTCGGAAATCGATTCGTGGGCGCAAGCCCTCATTGATAAGTCGCGCGGGGGTGCAAAGTGAAACGGCGCCTTCCGCATCAATGCTGGGAAACACGGTCTGAGTTGCTGGCCATCGGTGCATGCCTCCTGCACTCTCGTTTGCCACAGTGGCAGACGACTTTTCGCGCCAGCGGCTTCCCCTTCCGCGTTCGCTTCGCCTGGCCCGGTGTTCTGTCCGTGACCGATGACAACACTGGCGAGCTGGTGGCTTGTTCACTGCTGGGCTGGCCAGCGGAGCCAGACGCGGACACCTTGGCAGCTCAGCGCCTGGATTGCGGCAGGTGAGGGCGCCCGCCCGGTATGGCGGCGAAGGTGAGCAGGCCGGCGGTAGTGCTGGGCTTGCGCCGCCAAAGCCCGCTCCGCACGACTCTCGATCCGATCGAGCTGTCGCGGCGAACTATAGCGAATCCGCCACAGGGTCGCCGCGAAAGCTTGATTCGGCATGCGAGCTCGGTAGCGCATTGAAGGTGCTTTTCCACGTGAGCTGCCCGCCTGGCGATGGCGTCCGCAAGGTCTCGCGCCTGGCGCCTTCCGCGTGCGGCAAGGCATGCCAAGAGCGCCGAATCCATTTCCTGACGTACCGCCCCGCGTTGGCGCGTCAACTTCCCTTCCCCCTCCAATGATGACTCACGTTCCTCCGACTTTCGAGACCGTGCGGGCGGCCCTCGATTGCATCCCGCCCGACGACGTCACCCACGATGAGCGGGCGCGCCTGGCCTTCGCGGTGTTCGATGCGCTGGGCGATGCTGGCGCTGATCTGTGGCTGAGCTGGGCCGGCCGGCGCACCGACCCGAAGCCGGCGAAGGACCGAACCACCTGGAAGAGCGCCCGCAAGCCGGGGCCCGTGAAGGTCGGCACGCTGTTCGGCGTGGCCAAGAGCTACGGCTTCACCTTCGACGCACTGCAGACACCCGCACACAAGCCTACGCAAGCCGAATTGAAGGCGCTGGCTGAGGCCCGGAGCCAGGCCGACGAGCGCGAGGCGCAGAGTAAGGCGCAGGCGCAGCGCCAGGCGGCCGAAGAGGCGGCGCGGGTGTGGGCCGGCGCATCGCCTGAGGGATCAAGCCCCTACCTGCAGCGCAAGGGGGTGCAGGCCCACGGGCTGCGGTTCGCACCGGGCGGTGCAGTGCTGGTACCGCGCCGTGACGCGGCCGGCGAGCTGTGGGGCCTGCAGACCATCCGCCCCGAACGGCCGGCCGATGGCGGGCCCGAAAAGCTGTTCACCAAGGGCATGCGTACAAACGGCACTTTCCACCTCATCGGCCAGGCTGAGGGTGCCCCGTGGCTGCTGGTGGCCGAAGGGCTTGCCACGGCTTCGAGCTGTTTCGAGGCCACGGGGCGCCCCGCGGCGGTGGCCTTCACGGCGGGCAATCTGGCGCACGTGGTGCGGGCCCTGCGCGGGCGCTACCCGACGGCGCGGGTTCTGGTGTGCGGAGACGATGACCGAGAAACGGAGGCCCGCACCGGTCGCAACCCGGGCCGCGAGAAGGCAGGCGAAGCGGCACGCTTGGCGCGTGTCCCTGCCGTGTTCCCCGAGGGCCTTCCCGCTGGGGGGTCCGACTTCAACGACCTGCACCAGACGGTCGGGCTGGATGCGGTGCGCCTGGCGATCGAGGGGGCCATCGGTGCGGCCGGCGGCGCGCAGGCCGGCAAGCCCGGCAAGGCCCCCGAAGCCGCGCCAGGCCCCGCTAGTGAGGGTGAGCACGAGAAGGCCGCGCCAGCGGGACGCCAGCGGGCCGGGCGGGGCGCTGGAAGTGCCGGTGCGACAGCCGACGCACCGGCTGACCGCTTCCGCGTTGATGAGGCGGGCTTGTGGTTCGATGCGCCGCCCGATGAGTCGGGCAACGCTGGCCGGCCCGTGAAGGTATGCGGCCCGCTGCACGTAGTGGCGCTGGCCCGAGATGCACAGGACGGCGGCGCCGCGTTGCTGCTGGAATTCGATACGCCATTCCGTGCGGGCCGGCGCTGGCTGATGCCTCTATCGATGCTGGCCGGGGATGGGACCGCATACCGGGCCGAGCTGTTGAATCAAGGATTCATGATGCCCACGGATGCAAAACGGCGGGGGCTGCTGACTGCCTACCTGCAGGGCCGACAGCCGCCCGAGCTGGTGCGCATCGTTGACCGCGTGGGCTGGCACGGCCGGGCCTACGTGTTGCCCCGGGAAACGCTGGGCGACGACGGCGAAGAGCGGTATATGTTCCAAAGCGAGAGCCCAACAGAGGGCACCTTCGGGCAACGGGGCACGCTGGACGCATGGCGCGACCGCATAGGCCGGCTCTGCGTTGGCAACTCCCGCCTGGTCCTGGCGGCGTGCTGCGCCTTCGCGGCACCGCTGCTGCGCTGGACGGGTGAGCCTGACGGCCGGGGCGTGCACTTGGTGGGAGATTCCCGATGCGGCAAGACTGCGACGCTTCGTACCGCTGCCTCGATCATGGGCGGGCCCGGCTACATGCAACGCTGGCGGGCCACCGATAACGGGCTGGAAGGCATGGCCGCCCAGCATTCCGATGCCCTGCTATGCCTCGACGAGCTGGGGCAACTGGACCCCCGCGTTGCCGGCGAAGCGGCGTACATGATGGCCAATGGCCAGGGCAAGAGCCGGGCGGGGCGCAACGGCGCAGCGCGGCCCCGCCTGGCCTGGCTGCTGGTGTTTTTGAGCACTGGCGAAGTTGGACTGGCCGAACACATGAGTGAGGCCGGCAAGAAGGCCCGAGCAGGTCAGGAACTGCGCATGATCGACATTCCTGCCGACGCGGGGGCTGGGCTGGGCATCTTCGAGAACCTGCACGAATTTGAAGGGGGCGGCGCGCTGGCCGAACACTTCAAACTGGCCGCTGCAAAGACCTACGGCACGGCGGGCCGCGCCTGGCTTGAGAGTCTTACCGATGAGAGCACAGGCCTAAGCCGTTCACTGCGCGACCGCATGACGGCCCTCGAGCCCGATCTGATCCCCGAGGGCGCAAGCGGGCAAGTTCGGGACGCCGGCCGCTTCTTTGCTCTGCTGGCCGAAGCCGGCGAGATGGCTACCGAGCGCGGCTTCACGGGCTGGCCGGCGGGTGAGGCCAGAAGGGGTGTTCGGCGCTGCTTCGAAGCTTGGTGCGGCGCAAGGCCGGCCGGCATCGGGCAATCCGAGGACGTGCAAATTCTGCGGCAGGTGCGGGAATGGTTCGGCACCTTTGGCGAGATGAACTTCAAGCGGTGGGGTGTGACCGACTCCGACCATGCGCCGGCGGTACCGATGATGGCCGGGTGGAGAAAGCCGAGCTACGGCAATGAATTGAACTCAGCAGGCCAGACAGTCGAGGTTGAAACCGGCCGGGTTTGGTACGTGCTGTCCGACAAGTTCCGCAGTACGGTCTGCAAGGGGTTCTCCGTGGCTCGGTGCCTCGAAGTGCTGGCATCCCGTGACTTGCTGGTGTGCGAGCCCAGCGGCCGAAAATTGCACCGGGCAAAGCCCCCGGGCGAGTCGAAAGACGGTGCAGATGTGTATCGCGTCAAGTCATCAATCCTCAGTACCCCTGATGACGCGTAGCCCACCTGCTGCAGGGAACTCGCGCCCGCTTTTAAACCGCAAGCGTTTGGCCGACCTGCTGCAGGTCAGTCGCACTACGCTTTGGAGGCTGATGCGACATGACGCCGCCTTCCCGCGGCCGATCAGCCTAAGTGCCGGATGCGAGAGATTCGACCCCGACGAGGTCGAGGCATGGATTGAACAGAGACGAATTGCCACGCGAATTAGCGAACTTGAACCGCGTTGAAACATCGCGCCCGTAGTCGTAATTGAATTGACTGAAGAGAATGTGTGAATGCGCGCAAACGCCCGTTCCACTCCAAAACTGAACCACCTGGTTCAAGAGCGCGCGGCGCTGGCTGAAATAGCTCGAGCCGTGAATCTGACGTATGCACGCCGGCCGATGCCGCCGGTTGCTGCGTCCATCCTGGGGCAAATGCTCGACCGCGTTGCAAGCCTGGACGCACAACTGCATGAATCGCCCGTTCTGTTTAAACCCGAGACCTTAAAGGACTTCTGATGAGCATGCAAACCTCCAGGCCTCCGGCATCCATGCTGGCGGCCGTCACCACAGCCCGTGCTGAACTGGCGCTGGCAAAGCTGCTGGGCTCCGCTAACGGCGACTATCGCGCGCTGGCCATCAAGGCCATGCGTCGCCGCCCTGTCGGTCTTGCCGCGCTGCTGGCGCTGGCCGCAACCGACGTAAAGGGAGACGCAGCATGAAGCTCGACGCCAAGATTCCCCCGCTGTCGGCTAACCCGATTTACGCCGCGGTCGCCCAGACCATCAACCAGCTGGCCACCCGGCGCGATGGCCTGCAGGCCCGCGTGCTCGAGCTGGGAAAGATCCTGGCCAGCCCCGTGGAGCCCGCGGCCCTCTCGTTCTTTGATCTGGCCCAACGAGCGCTGTCTGGCAGCAAGCCAGTGGATAACGACTCGATGCGCGCCGAGCACTTGACCCTGCGACAGGAGGTCGAAGCCATCGACGCTGCGATTCGCGACGGGCGTGCCGAACTCCAGCGTGCTGCGGCCACCGCATCCGCCGAGACCCTGGCCGCTCTCAGGCCGCAACACCGTGCCATCGCGCGCCGCGCTGTCGATGCCCTGGCCGCATTCGCTGCCGCGGCCGAACAGGAATCCGGCATGTTGGCTGAGGCATCGCGGTTGGGCTACGCCCTGACCCCTCCGGAGGTCGTGCTGGCCCCTTTCGTGGATGACATGTTCGAAGCTGACAGCCAGTTTCAGCGGCACCTGAAGTCGCTTCAGCGGTACGCCGCCTGATACCCAACAACCAAGGAAAAAGATGAACTTGAATTTCCTCAATGAGCAAAAGCGCGACCTCGCGCGAGAAGCCAGCAACATGCTGGCGTCGCGTGGCGCACGCTATTGGAGCGCCGCCGATCAACGCGAGTACGACGTCATCGTCGACCAGATCGATAGCGTTGTTCGTCAGATTGACGGCCACAAGCGCGAGGCTGACCGTCGCGCAGAGAGTGAGTTCACGGACGCCCGAAGGATCTCTAGAGATGCGCCGATCACGCCGCGGCAAGCTGGATGGGACCGCTTCCTGCGCATCTCCGCGAGCAAGTGGACCGCGGCAGACGAGACCGTCATCAGCAACACCATGTCGACCACAACAAATACGCAGGGTGGGTACACGGTTCAAACCAACGTCGCGAAGGAATTTCTAGACCTCATGGTGGACGCGGGGGGCATGCGCCGGTTGGCCGACCGCATCACCACCACAACCGGCGCGCCGCTGAATATGCCGACCACCGATGGGCGCGCTGAGATCGGCGAGTGGATCACGCAGAACACTGCAGCGACCTCCGCTGACATGAGCTTTTCTACTGCGCCCCTGACGACATACAAATTTGGTTCCAAGATCATCACCGTCCCGCGCGAGCTTTTGAAGGACTCCCAGATCGACGTGGTGAGTCTGGTTCAGAAGCGAATGCGCGATCGGATTGCCCGCATTCAAAACATCAAGTTCAGCACCGGGGCCGGCGACTCGTCAAACGAGCCATTCGGGCTGACAACCACGGCAACGGTGGGCACTACCGGCGCGACCGGACAAGTGCTGACGATCACCTACGACAACTTGGTCAGTCTGAGTGAGTCACTGGATCACGCCTACCTCCAAGAGCCGGGCATTTCCTGGTCCTGCTGCCAGACGACACGTGGCCTTATCCGCAAGCTCCGGGACACCTCAGGCCGTCCGATCTACCTGCCGGGCTATGGCTCACTGCAGGAAGACGTTCCCGACAGCCTGCTCGGCTATCCGCTCATCGTCAACAACGACATGCCACCGCCCGGCGCCAACGTGACGAGCTTGAGCTTCGGTCTGCACTCGCGCTATGTGATCCGCGACGTCCTGGATTCATTCGAGCTCTTCCGCTTCGAGGACAGCGCCTACATGTCCAGGAATCAGGTCGGCTTCCTCGCTTGGACGCGCGCTGGCGGCAACCTGCTCGACACGGCTGCCGTCAAGCTGTACAAGCACTCGGCGAGTTGATGGGCACAGCCGGCGCATGCCTCAGAGTGTGGGTCGACCTCGCAGCCTGGCTGACTTTTAGGATGAATTAATGAGCGCACAACTTGGATCTCTCGTCGTTGAAATCTCTGCAAATATTGCGAAATTTCAAGGCGATATGGGCAGAGTCGCCTCTATCGCTGAGCGAAACGCGCAGCAGGTGCAAAAGGCCTTCGACGTCGTGGGCACCTCGCTGAAAGCCCTGGGCGCCGGCTTCGCCATCGGCCTGACCATTGACAAGGTCAAGGACCAGATCGAGGGCGCGATCAAGAGCGCGGCCGGCCTCCAGGGTCTCGCAGAGCGCACCGGCGCCACGGTCGAGGGGCTGTCGGGCCTGGCCAGCGTGGCCCGGTTGTCGGGCACGGACACTGAGTCGCTGGCCACAGGCCTGCAGAAGCTCAGCAAGAGCATGGTCGACGCCTCCAACGGCGGCAAGGCCACGACCGCCGCATTCAACGCGATCGGCATCAGTACCAAGGACGTGATCTCGCTGAGCCCCGACAAGGCTTTCGAGCTGATCGCCTTGCGCCTTGCCAAGTACGCCGATGGCGCTGGCAAGACCGCCGCAGCTCAAGCGCTGCTGGGCAAGAGCGGCGCCAACTTGCTGCCGGTCCTCAAGGATCTGGCTGACGTCGGAGAGCTGCAGACCAAATACACCACGGCTCAGGCGCAGCAGGCTGACGAGTACAACAAAACGCTGGTCCGTTTGAACGCGGCGCAGAGCCTGGTCTACAAGCAAGTCGCCATCGAGCTGCTGCCGGTGATGTCGGCATTTGCCGAGACGCTCCTGGAGTCGGCCAAGCAGGGCAACGGCCTGGGCAAGTCCATCGACGGCCTGGCCAAGGATGGCAGCCTGCGAAGCTGGGCGGAGGGAGTCGCTATCGCGGTGGGGACCGCGGTCGAGGCGGTGCTCGGCCTGATCAAGCTAGCCAGGGCCGTGGGCGGCAGCTTTCAGGCAGTCGCGGCCGACATCGAGCTGCCCTTCAAGATTGGCGCAGCG